ATGGAATTTGTGGACAAAAAATTAAGCGAAATAACACCCTATAAAAATAACCCGAGAAACAATGACGAGGCCGTTGGACCAGTTGCTGAATCTATTAAAGAGTTTGGTTTTAAAGTGCCTATTGTTATTGATAAAAACGGCGAAATCGTAAACGGCCACACTCGTTATAAAGCAGCTAAAAAATTAGGACTTGAAACAGTTCCTGTTATTGTCGCAGATGACTTATCTGAAGAGCAAATCAAAGCATTCAGACTTGCTGATAATAAAGTCGGTGAGATTGCGGTTTGGGATTTAGATTTGTTAAACGAAGAATTAAACGACATTTTAGACCTCGATATGTCTGCTTTTGGATTTGACGTTTTAGATAATTTAGATGATTTAATCGAAGATGAAAAAGATTTAGACGAGTTTACAGAGGCCGTGCCAGATGAGCCGAAGTCAAAACTTGGTGACATTTATCAACTTGGTAGTCACAAGTTGATGTGCGGCGACAGTACAAATGAAGCTGATGTTAAAAAACTTATGAATGGAGAAATGGCTGATTTACTACTTACAGACCCACCATACAACGTCGCTTATGAGGGTAAAACAAAAGATAGTTTAACTATAAAAAACGACAGTATGGATAATGACAGTTTTAGACAGTTCCTGGTTAATGCTTTTAGTTCTGCAAATGAGGTTATGAAGCCAGGTGCTGTTTTTTATATTTGGCATGCTGATTCAGAAGGCTATAATTTTAGAGGTGCTTGTTTTGATATAGGTTGGACAGTACGTCAATGTTTAATTTGGAATAAAAACTCAATGGTTCTCGGTCGCCAAGATTATCATTGGAAGCACGAACCTTGCCTTTATGGATGGAAAGACGGCGCTGGTCACTTGTGGGCTTCAGACAGAAAGCAAACAACAGTTATTGATTATGAGAAACCTCAAAGAAATGGCGTTCATCCAACAATGAAACCTGTCGGACTTTTTGATTATCAAATCAAGAACAATACAAAGGGAAGCGACATTGTTCTTGATTTGTTTGGTGGCTCTGGGACAACGTTAATTGCTTGTGAGTCAAATGGTCGTCACGCTAGATTAATGGAATATGACCCAAAATATGTAGATGTCATCATCAATCGCTGGGAAGGATTAACTGGCGATAAAGCTATCAAGTTGAATTAAAAAGGGAGAAAAAATGTTTGAAAAAGTAAATCCAAAACATCCAGATAAAATTGCCGATAGAATTGCAGGAGCAATGGTTGACCTAGCTTATAAAAAAAGCAGCAATCCTAAAATTGCGGTAGAGGTTCTTATTGGGCATGGTGTTTGCCATGTCATTTCAGAGTCAAGCGTTGATATAACATCAGATGAACTAAAAGAAATTGTCTATCGTATCGCAGGAGAAATGAACGTTGATTATGTCTCTGTACCTCAAGATACTGAGTTGAGTAAAAACCAACATGACTCTATCAAGTGCGGAGATAACGGAATTTTTAAAGGCGTCCCAGTAAGTCGTGAAGAATTTGAGTTGTCGCGTTTAGCAAGAGTTATTTATAAAGAGTTTGACAGTGATGGTAAATACATTATCGACGGCAATAATTTGGTTGTTTGCCAAAGCAATGCCGAGTCTATTACGGCTGACAAAAAATACAAGCTAACATTTAACCCTCTCGGATTTTGGACTGGCGGAACTGACGTTGACACTGGTGCGACTAACAGAAAATTAGGTTCAGATATGGCCCAATCTGTTACTGGTGGCGGCATTCATGGTAAAGATTTATCAAAGGCTGATGTATCTATTAACATTTATGCTTTTTTAGAAGCTCAAAAGACTGGGAAAACCAAACAAATATTCTGCGCAATTGGAGATGATACAGTCGATGGCAAGCCGTATTCAGAAATCGTAGAAATTGCAAAACGTTTTATTGACGGTCTTGGCGGTTTTGAAAAATTGGCTGAATGGGGCCTTTTATAACAAAATATTTATTTTAATTTATTTTAATGGAGGTGTTGCGGATGGTTTTGTCTAAAAGGCAGTTAAAAGCCATTGAGTTATTATTCGAGGGTCGATTTAAAGACTATCAAATAGCTGAGGAAGTTAAAGTAACACCACAAACTCTCGTCAACTGGAAAAAGGATCCTGAATTTGTCGAAGCTTTGAGACAAAAAGGCATGAATTATATGCACACGACCATGATTGCTCCGTTAATTAAAAATCAATTTAAGTTGGCTATGACTGCAAAATCAGAGCAAGTTAGGCAAAGCGCCACAAAAGATTTACTCGATAGACTCGGTGTCGGTGATGAACAACATGTAAAAATTGACATGGAAGCAGATATTAATCACAGTAATATTGACCCATTCGACGGCTTAAGTGTTGCTGAGTTGCGGAAGTTGATTGATGATGGTTAATGAGTTGTTAAAAAAACGTGCGCAGATTGCGCTTGCCAGACGTTCGTTTTTCGATTATTGTCAGTTATTAGCCAGTGATTTTTATAAGCGAGATAGGTCATATCTCGTTGAACTGTGTAATGATTTACAAGATTTTATGTCAGATGACAAGCACGACGTACTGATTATAAATGAACCTCCTCGTCACGGAAAATCCAGAACCGCTGGCATGTTTGTTCAATGGCTTCTTGGTCGTGATAATACAACCAAAATAATGACAGGCTCATACAACGAAACATTGTCAACAACATTCTCAAAAGCTGTCAGAAACGCTATCCAAGAAACAAAAGCAGACGAATCGGTTGCTGTGTTTTCTGATATTTTCCCAAAAACAAAAATTAAATATGGCGATGGGGCTATGAATCTCTGGTCGTTGGATGGTGGATATAACAACTATCTAGCAACCAGCCCAACTGGTACAGCTACTGGTTTCGGTGCAGACGTTATTATTGTCGATGACCTTATAAAAAATGCGGAAGAAGCTAACAATGCTGGGGTTCTCGAGAAACACTGGGATTGGTTCACGAACACAATGTTGTCTCGTTTGGAAGATGGCGGGAAAATAATCATTATTATGACTAGGTGGCATAGTAATGACCTTGCTGGTAAAGCATTAACTGAATTGCCTAAAAACGGTTATAAGATTAAGCACGTAAGCATGAAGGCTTACGATGAAAAAACGGACAGAATGCTTTGTGATGAAGTGCTAAGCAAGAAGTCTTATCTGCAAAAGACAAAAACAATGGGGGCTGACATTGCATCAGCCAACTACCAACAAGAACCAATCGACATTAAAGGTCGTTTGTATTCGGAATTCAAAGTCTATGTTGAGAAGCCAACATTTAAACGTATTGCTGCTTATACTGATACTGCCGATACTGGCAGCGACTATCTCGCTAGCTTTATTTATGGCGAGACAATGGATAACGAAGCTTATATTTTAGATGTTATTTTTACAAAAGAGCCAATGGAAGTCACAGAACCACTACTTGCCAGAAAATTATTGGAAAATAGTGTTAATATCAGCTGGATTGAAAGTAATAATGGGGGTCGTGGTTTTGCAAGGAACGTCGAAAATATTGTTAAAAGCAGATATGGTAGCAACAAAACAGTGTTTAAACCATTCCATCAGTCGCAAAACAAACAGTCTCGAATCTTAACAAACGTTACTTGGATAATGGAGCATGTTTACTTTCCAGAAGGTTGGAGAAATAGGTGGCCAGAGCTTTATCAATCGCTAGCAACTTACCAGAGAGAAGGTAAAAACGCTCATGATGATGCGCAAGACGCTTTGACTGGTGTCGCTGAGAAAATGAATGACAATAACAAGTGGTTATTTTAGGGGGTATGATGTTAGATATAAATAACATTGAGTTGCTTGGGAAAAAAATCAAATCGTTAATCGATTCTGATAGAGCGAGCACATTAAAAGCAAAAATGCGTCAAGGCATTAATTATTACGATTCCAAGCACGATATTTTAGATTATCGGCTTTTTTATTTTGATAGTAACGATCAGCTAAAAGAAGAGTTATATCGAGCCAACACAAAGATTTCTCACGGTTTTTTACAGAGTTAGTAGACCAAAAAGTTCAATATCTGTTATCTAATCCGATTGAGATTGTAACTCAACAAGAAGGTTTACAAGAATACTTAGATGATTACATAAACGAGGACTTCCAGCTAACATTACAAGAGTTAGTTGAGGGTGCAAGTCAAAAATCTTATGAGTATGTTTTTTGGAGAACAGACGAAAACAACAAAGTTGTCTTTAAAACAGCTGACGCATTAAAAACAATACCTATTTATGACCAAAATTTAAATGTAGTTCAGATGATTTACTATTACGAAGACACCGTTTCGGTTAATGGTAAAGACAAAAAAGTTATTAAAGCGCAGCTATGGACAACAGATAACGTTTACTATTTTACTACGTCAGATTCTAATGAGTTTGTGCTAGATATGTCAGTAATCGTCAATCCAGCGTCTCATAAAATGGCTTTAGATAGTGAGACAGGGATTTTATACGGCAAGGGTTATGGTCGAGTTCCTTTTATCAAGTTTTCGAACAACAGACGAGAAAAGACAGACCTAGAACCAATCAAAAGTTTAATCGATGATTACGATTTAATGGCATGCTCGTTATCTAATAACCTTATCGACTTTGACCATCCGATTTATGCCGTTCGTGGTTTTGATGGAGATAATTTAGATAAATTAACTCAAAACTTAAAAACACGTAAAACCATCGGAGTAGCATCAGATGGTGGAATTGATGTGCAAACGGTAAATATCCCAGTAGAAGCCAGAAAGACAAAGCTTGAAATTGACAAAGAAGGTATTTACAAGTTTGGGATGGGATTTGATAGTTCTCAAACTGGCGACGGCAATATCACAAACGTTGTTATTAAGTCTCGATACAGTTTACTAGACCTCAAGTGTAACAAAACAGAGATTAGATTACGCTCTGTTATTAAGCAAATGCTTGAGTTAATTGTCGATAACATCAATGAACGCTTTACAAAATCTTATGATACATCTGATATTGACATTACAATTGTTCGTGATGTCATGGCTAATGAGACAGACAATGCTAATATTGTCAAAACAGAAGCTGAAACAAAGCAAGTGCTTATCAATAACGTAATGACTGCTGCTCCAAGATTAGACGATAGAACTGTTTTAGAACTCTTGACTGATATTTTAGAAGTTGACCCAGACGAAGTTGAAAAATCACTAGAAGAACAAAGTTATAACTCTGATTTTAACCAAAAAACGGAGGTGGTAGATGACGGAATTGAACAAATTCCAACAGGAAATAGAAAACCTGCTGAAAAACTCTGATAAAAAAACTGAAAAAGAGCTATACAATTTATATGTTCAGACAATAAAAGATTTAAAGTCTGCACTTGCTTCTGATTATCGAAGATTAGGGGACTTAACATCAACAGAGAAGCTCAAATTAAGTCAAATGACGGCTCTCTTGAATCAACTTGAACATTCTGTCACCGAACTAAAAAAAGGTCTTAGAACACAAATCAACAGGCATTTAATAGATACAGGAAAAATTGCTTATAATGAGTTGTTTTACGAAGCAGAGAGCAGATATGGTGCAATCAACTTCTCGATGTTAAGGGAAGAAGCGCTAAAAACCATAATTGAGACGCCAGTTGCTAATTTTAAGTTATCAGAACGTCTTAATGACGGTATTGTAGAGCGTTTAAAATCTAATATCAAAGATGATTTGACTCGTGTATTTCTCGGCGGTGCCAGTTACGCTGATGCCTCTGCTAGACTGGCAGAACAAGGCTATAGTTCATATAAGCGAGCCATGATGATTACAAGAACTGAAGCTGGTCGAGTACAAGCTGTCGCAAGACAAAAGTCTCAATTAGAAGCTGAATCGCTTGGTGTTGAGTTTAAAAAACAATGGGTGGCAACTCTTGATAAAAGGACTAGACATAATCATAGCGAACTAGATGGTGTTACTGTTGAAGCAGATGGCTACTTTGAGATTAATGGTCATAAGACAAAACAGCCTCACATGTTTGGAATTGCTGGCGAGGATGTCAATTGTCGATGTCGAACAGTGTCTCATTTGGAAGGATATGACGCACAACTAAGACGAAACAATGAAAATGGCACTTTTATAAAATATAAAAATTATCGTGATTGGGAAAAATCAAAAAAAGGAGAAAACAATGAATAAACGCATTAAGAAAAAACGTAGATTAGAGACATTATTAGGCTTAGCAATCGGTCAAATTACAGCGTTGCGATTGGAGCTAGACGCTGTTAAGTCAGCGACGCTAGACAACCAAGTTGCCATCAAGTCAATCGGCGATGATGTTGACTACATCAAGCAAAATTACAAACGGAAATGGGGAAAATAAAGTTTAACCGTGTCGAATTCGACCCCTTTACAAATCTAAACCAAGTCGTAGCAATACGGCTTTTTATTATGTCCTGTCGCATGACAAAAAAACTAGGCAAATACCTACATGTCGCAAGGTATATTGCGACAACTCCCATACTCGGAGAGCGAGTATAAAAAATCTATGGAGGATAACCAAAAATGGAATGGTTAAAAGAAATTATTGATAGTCATACGATTGACGGTAAAACAGACGTAGAAGCGGTCATGAACGCATTTAAAGAAGAATTCCCGAAACATGCGGTTACTAAAAGTGCTTATAACGAACAAGCTGAAAAGTTAAAAACAGCCAATGAAACTCTAAACACCCTGAAGAAAAATAACAAGGATAACGAAGAGTTGCAGGACGAATTAAAAACATACAAGGATAAGGTGTCTCAACTTGAAGCCCAAGCAAAAGAAACCGCTAAAACACAGTCTATCAAAGATGCTCTAAGCGCTGCTAAAGCAACAGACACTGACTATTTAATTTACAAATTAGGAGACGTCGAAGTTGATGAAAATGGCGCAGTCAAAGACCTTGATAATAAGATTAAGGACCTTCAAGCAAACTTCCCAACGTTTTTTGAATCTCCTGAACAAAAAAAAGAAGGGGTTGACGGATTTCAATTAATCGGCGGTGCGAATATCGGTAATGGTAAATCTCCCCAAAGTATTGATATCAAGTCAGCCATTGCAGATAGCAATATCAATTTAACTGATTTGCTCACACAAAAATAGAAAATGAGGAATAATAATGTCAACAGATATTACTAAAATTAAAGATGTCATCACACCAGAAGTATTTAATAGCTATATGCAGACTTATACTGCACAAAAATCACTCATTGTTAATTCAGGAGTTGCAGTACCAGATGAACGTGTATCACGCATGATTACATCTGGTGGAAAACTTGTTCACATGCCGTTTTGGAATGACCTCAGCGGAGATGATGAAGTACTTTCTGATTCTCAAGAACTTGGAACTGGTAAAATTACAGCAGGTCAAGACATTGCTGCTGTTATGTATCGAGGTCGTGGTTGGTCTGTAAACGAACTTGCTGCAGTATTTGCAGGCGACGATCCTATGCGCGCTATTTTGGATAAAATCGGTGCTTATTGGGTTCGCCAAGAGCAAAAAGTCTTGCTGTCAGTATTAAAAGGACTATTTGCAGAAGGCGGTGCATTAGCGACGACTCACTTGCTAGACGTTAAAGAAAAAGCTATCACTGCTGCAACTGTCCTTGATGCAAAACAAAAATTGGGGGATGCTGCGGACAAGCTACAAATCATTGTCATGCATTCTGCGGTATTTACTAAACTTCAAAAAGATAATCTTATCGCTTATATCCAACCAACTGACGCAACCATTCAAATCCCTACTTATCTTGGCTATCGTGTTGTTGTAGATGATAGCAATGCTCCAGAAGGCGATGTTTATACAACTTATCTACTAGCTTCTGGCTCATTTGGCCGCAACACAGGCACACCATCAGATTTGACAACGTTTGAAACATCTCGTAAAGCTGCAGCTGGTGTTGATGAAGTGTTCACTCGTCGTGCATTTGTTTATCATCCTTACGGGATTAAATTCAAATCAACAACGGTAACTGGAGAAACACCATCAAATGCAGAGCTTGCTACTGCAACCAACTGGGAAAAGGTTTACGAAGATAAAAACATTGGTATCGTAGCTATTAAACATAAAGTATCTGCTGAAGTTGTTTAAAATGGGGGTAACTAATGGCTGAAGAAAAAGTAGAAAAAAACATCGTTATTGATTCATTCCTTGATTCTGACGACGAGCGAGTTCAATATCCAATTGGCTCGCTCTATCCTCGTGACGGTTATAAGCCATCAGCAGAGCGGGTGGCACAATTACGAAGTGGAAATAATGCAAAAGGAGTTCCGCTGATTAAAAAGTTAATTGAATTGCCAGCTAAAACTGCTAAAGTGACAGAAGAAGTTTCTGCACAGCCTGAGCTAGAAGAAGTTGGATTAGATAGGTCTGCTATCAAAGCAGAGCTTGATGCTCTTGGGGTTACCTATGCAAAATCTGCCAGAACAGAGACTTTAGCGGAAATTTTGAGCGCACAAAAAGGGGAGTAGTCATCTACTCTCCTTTATTTTTTGAAAACGGGAGACTACAATGATTATTCAACTTGAAGACGCCATTGATATTGATTCAAACATCACAAAAGAAGCTTGCTTAGGCTTGGAAACAATGGTTCGCAAAGTCACAAACAACAACTTTCACGATAAAAATTTTAGATGTAACGGTCTTATTCTTAGCGGCAACAGTATCTCTGTATCAAGCGGAAAGATAGACGTTTTTAAAGAAGGAAATACCATCGAGATAAACGATAGCAAATATAATGACGGTCTATATGTTATAACAAGTGTCACAAAAGATTCTATTATTGTCGATGGTAAATTTATAGACGAAGTTAACTCTGGTGCTATTGTCACAAAGGTTGTTTATCCAGCAGATGTTTTGGCTGGTGTTAAAAAGTTGATTGCTTATGACTTAAAAATGGCTGATAAAATTGGCGTTAAATCGGAATCTATTAGTCGTTGGTCGGTTACATACTATGATGTCACATCAACCGAAACAGAAGAAGGGTATCCTTTAAGTTTGCTTGGTTTTTTAAAAAAATATCGAAAGATTAGGTGGTCTTGATGCAATTTACTATTTTAAAGTACACAGAATCTGGTAAAAATAGCATTAACCAATCTGTGTTTAAGCACGTTGAAAAGGGTCATTTTGACGGATGGCTTGATATGTTGTCTGGTGACGACAAAAACCAAAGTAAATCAATACCAGCTGAGTCAAGCCATGTCATTCTTACAAAAGATACATCAATAAAATTGACAAACGCTGACAGAATAAAAACGGCCAAAGGAATTTACGAGGTTACTTATGTTGACGATCCCGTTAATTTAGGGCATCACTTAGAAATTTATTTGAAGGTGGTATCGTGAAATTTATTGATAATAGCGAATTGGTTAAAAGCGCACTAGAGCAACGAATTATTAAAGGTCTAATCGAAGCTGCTATGCTTGTAGAAGCGCAAGCTGTTCTTTTAGTTCCAGTTGATTCTGGAGCGTTAAAGGAAAGTATCGGTTACAAAGTAAACAAATCAGAGTTAGTCGCTTATGTTGGTACTAATGCAGAGTATGCTATTTGGGTTGAATTTGGGACTGGTGAGTTTGCAAAAGATGGAAACGGACGAAAAGGTGGCTGGGTTTATAGAACTCCAGATGGTAAAACTCACTTTACATATGGAAGCAAACCAAAGCCGTATTTAAAACCTGCTTTTAGACAGACCAAAAAACAAGTTCAGACGATTTTGGAGAAGGTCCTAAAAGATTTAGGGGGGTAATTTGGAATCAGTTATAAAACATATTATTGACACGTGTTCTGCTGTTGTACAAACCTATTTCAGGGTTAATCCAAATGAGGTGCCATCTTATCCGTATGCTGTTTTTACTTATCAAGAAAGCAGCGTCGAATGGGAACAAGATGGGTGTTACATCGACATTGATTTGTTTGACAATCAAGGGACAGACGACTCGAGAATTGAAGCAACTCTCAATCAGTTAAAAAACATAATGAAACATCATTATGTAATGCTTGATGACTGCTACCTAAGATTCCAATTCAGCGGAGCAAATATTATTGACACAATGTCTGATACACTACAAAGACGGAACATCAGACTATATCTTATTATAGATTGGAGAAATTAAATGGTTAAAAAACCAGTTAAACGAACAGGGTATACAAAAAACACACCAAAAAGTTATTTAATTAACGCTGGTGCCGTTTATAAAAATTTAGCTTGGAATCAAGAGAAAACACAATGGGAGGGCGAACTTCTAGGTGCTACATCTGACGGTAATAAACTAAAAATTGAACAAAAATATCGGACAATTGAAGTTGATGGTGTTTTTGTCCCAGCAGTCGGACAAAAAGTGCTAGAAAGTCAGTCGGCAAGTCTTGAAATCAACATGAAAGAACTTACAGCTGAAAACTTGCGCCTTGCAATCAATGGAAGTTTGGGGACTGGTGACGGAAAAACTTCTCCTTCAGACTATAAAGTTATTGGTGGTAAAGGAAAACTTGAAAATACCGATTACATCACAAACATTGGTCTTGTAGCTACTCTCTCTGGTACAAATAAACCAGTTATTGTCATTTTAGACAATGCACTTTGCACTTCTGGTCTAGAATTTGACACTAAAGATAATGACGAAGCAGTTGTTACCATGACATTTGAAGCGCATGCGAACGAAGAACAAATCGATGATTTGACATTGCCTTGTCGTATCTATTACCCAGAAGTGAGTTTGGAGGTCTAACAAATGTCTGAAAAATTTGAAATGCGAGAGTTAACTGGCGGCGATATCTTTACAATGATTGGGATTATCGGAAAGTTAGACATTAAGGACCAAGTTACTGAATTGGTTGACCGCCAATTCAGTGAATCTTCAAAGTCCCCTTTATTGCAGGGGTTTAATAAAAAGAAATTAACAAAAGCTGAAAAGGAAGCTGAAGAAACTGCTATCGAAAAGCGAGGAATGAAAGTTGCTGTTGACCTTGGATTCACTCTCATCCAACATATTGGTGATGCTAAAGCTGACATAAACAATTTCTTAGCTGATTTAACAGGTTCGACAAAGAAACAAATTGAATCTTTAAACATGGTTGATTACACATCCCTTATTTTTCAATTTATGAAAAAGGAGGAATTAAAGGATTTTTTCCAATCTATTTCTTCTCTCTTGGGCTAGATAACAATCGCCTGAAAGATATTTTATTTAAACGATACGGAAATCCAACAGATTTACTTAAGCAACAAAGCTTAAAAGAGTCGTTGGATTTCTTTTTGTATTTGTTTGATAAAGAGGATGAAGAGAAGCTGACAGAAATATGGATGTCTAAAGATTTTGATATTCCTCTTTCTGATTTTTTAAAAAATAACTCAAAGAAGAGTTATATCAATAAACAGGAACAAAAACGTCAATCAATAGAAAGAGATAAGCAACTTATTGCGCAAGCAGAAGCTATTTTACAGATTAAAAATGTTAGAGAGGAGAAGCTAGATGGAAATATTTAAACTTTTTGGTTCTATTGGCCTAAAAAATAAAGAAGCTAACCAAGCGATTGATGAAACAACTGGTAAAGCTGAAGAATCTAGCGGTAAGATAGCCTCAACATTCAAAAAATTAGCTGGCATTCTTGGGACGTTGTTTGCAGGTAAGGTTCTATTTGATTTTGGTAAGTCTGTCGTTGAAGCTGCTGCGACAGCAAAAGCAATTGATAGCCAGTTTAGTCAAGTTTTTGGAGATATTGAAAAGACTGCTCAAGAAAAACTAAATGTTGTCGCTAAAGAGGTAGGTGCATTACCTAATCGAATTAAACCAGCATTTAACCAGATTGCATCATTTGCTAAAGTAACTGGGATGAGCGCAGAAGAATCTCTTGACTTTACCGCTCGTGCAACAGCCGCAGCGGCAGATAGCGCAGCATTTTATGATAAATCTCTAGAAGAAACGACCGACACATTAAAATCTTATTTAAAAGGTAATTATGAAGTCGCTGACAATTTGGGTATTCTCTCGACAGAGACAACCCGTAACGCTGCAGCAACAGAAATGTTCGGTTCTAAATTTAAAGATTTATCTGGTTTACAACAACAGCAAGTTCTTTTAAAAATGTACGAAGATGCTAACAAAGTGTCTGGTGCAATGGGACAGGCGGCAAGAGAATCAGACGGATTTGAAAACGTCATGGGTAACTTGAAGCAAGCTTGGACTGATTTTAAGGTTCTTGTCGGCGGGCCATTGCTGCAGCCTGTTGTCAATGGTTTGCAAAGTGCTGTTAATTGGATTCAAAAAGTCCAAAATTGGATAGGCAATTTGAAAGTTGCGTTGCAAGATAACGAGGCTTTCGAATCATTCAAAGCAGGTTTTGAAAACGCAAGAGATATTGTGAGTGGTCTAACAGAAATTGTTGGCCAATTTATTTCTAGTCTTTTTGGGATTTCTTCATCGAAAAGCGACATAGATACTATTGCATCACTTTTTCAATCTCTCGGCGGAACAATTGAAGACATCACAGGATACACAAAAGGATTTGTTGATTGGTTTAAAAATGGCGGAACGTCTGTCGATATCTTTAAATCTGCTGTTGCTGGACTTACGGGAGTTTGGGTAGGTTATAAAATCGTTGTAGGTATCATCAACGGAATAGAAGCGGCAAGAAATATAATTCTTGGGGTTTCTAACGGTCTTATGATTGCAAGGTTTGTCCAAACTGGTGCTTTAACTGCCGCTGAGGGCGCTCACGCTGCAGCAACCGTCGCTGGAACTGGAGCAATGGCTGCTTTTAATGCTGTTATGGCTGTAAATCCAATTATGCTAGTTGTTTTAGCAATAGCAGCTCTTGTAGCTGGACTTGTTTGGTTCTTTACCCAAACCGAAACAGGAAAGAAAATCTGGCAAGATTTCACATCTTGGCTAGGTTCAACATGGAATTCTTTGTCTGAGAACGGGAAACGAATTTTTGACAGCATAGGTAAATTTATTAGTAACACTTGGAATAATATAAAATCTGAAACGTCAAAAGTTTGGGATGGTATTAAATCAACAATATCTGAAAAGATTGAAGCTGCCAAAAACATTGTTAAATCAACAATAGATAAAATAAAAAATCTATTTAACTTCAAATGGAGTTTGCCACCAATCAAACTTCCGCATTTTCATGTCAGTGGTGGTAAGGCTCCGTGGGGCTTTATGGGCAAAGGCTCGTTACCTTCTGTTGGCGTCGAATGGTATGCAAAAGGAGGTATCATGACTGCGCCAACCATGTTTGGCATGAATGGTAATAACGCTATGGTCGGTGGAGAAGCTGGACCAGAAGCAGTGTTGCCGCTAAATAAGAACACTCTTGGTCAAATAGGAGAAGGTATTCACTCTGCAACAGATGGCGATGCGAGTTCAACGGTAATTGTGGAACTTCTAGCAGAAGTGATAGATTTACTTGGCTTATTAGTTGATAAAGACACTGATTTTTATCTTGATGGTGATTCTATCGTTGCAAAAACATGGTCTAAGACAAGAGATAAAATTGAGTTAGCTACATCAAGGAATAAAAGGCTGAGAGGAGATGTTAATGTCTAAAGTTTTTAAAAGCATGAAATACAACGGTATCTCTCTTGACCCTTATATTGTCATTAAAAAAATTACTAGACCACCAACAGCTGAAATAACAAATGAGACAAAGCATATCGCTTTGAGAGGTTTGTCGCTAACTAGACGTCGATTTGGTGGAAAAGTCATAAAAGTTGATGCTCTTATTAAGTCTAATGTTTTAGCGACAATAGACAAATTAAATAGTATTTTTTCAGAGCAAGAAAAAAAGATTGAATTTGATGACCAGCCAGATAGATATTATATTGTGTCTCTTCAATCTCTTGGAGAGCCTTCAAGTGCAGTCAGAAATGCTGACATAACTATTACATTTTTATCTGTTGACGGCGTGGCTCATTCCGTGTCATACAAAAAAATCACGAATTATAGACAAGATGGCAAGAAGCTACTGATTGACATTACAAACAACGGAAATGTCGATGCGCATCCAATTATCACAGTCAAGCATAACGCAGAAAACGGCTATTTAGCTTTTGTTAATAAATCATCTGTTTTTGAAGTCGGAGACAGGGAAATAGCAGATGCTGAAATTCGTGAGAAGTCAGTTGTCGCTTATGATTTTAAAGACGAAAGAATCGTCAACGCATTAACAACAGGCAAAAAGAATGTTGCTATTTTAAATGATAAAGGACAGATTTTAGATAAAAACTTGCAATGGAATCAGGTTTGGGATAGAAAACACCTTGAAATTGAAGGCAGTATTTCTCCTGGTTACCATGCAGGTTCTTTAACATTTGACATCCCTGACGGTGGTGGTCTTTACGACTATATTTGGTGGCGTCAAGTCTTTATTTGTGGATTGATGAATCAATATGGTTTTATCAAAGTAGCAGTATCAGACGAAAATGACCAATTTTTATACGGTGTCGAAACCTACAAAAGGCAAGCTGGTACTAAGACAGAGTATAACTTTATGATCACCGACGGTAAAGGCGGTTTTAAAAATACTGACTTAAAATGGACGTTTGATGCAACAACTGCAAACGAACATAATCCGTTCAATGAGCCGAGAGGCTGGTCTGATATGACGAGGGCTGATGACACTGTGTCTGTATTTTGGTGGGGTTCTCAAAACAAGCGAGTATTTCCCGAATTAAAAGGCAAAAAATCTAAACAGGTACACATTGCAATTGGAACTATTCAAGGCAATCCTTTAGTAACACACATGTATATTGACGGATTTTATTATCGCAAGGACAAAGTACCGTACGAATTTAATGTTCCAAATGCTTTCGGAGGAGGAACAGAAGTCGTCATTAACGCTGAGAATGATACCGTTTTAGTTGATAACATTCCAAAAGCCAATATCATCGTTGATGGCTTTTTTAGTTTTCCTAAAATCCCTCCTGGAACCTCAACATTAGAGGTTTACTCGTCAAGTTGGTCTACTGCTAACCCAGATATTACGCTAAGCTTTGAAGAAAGGTGGCTATAATTGCTTATAACAATTCACAATGCAAATTTGGAAAAAGTTGCTTATATTGATAACGATAAGCAAGACACCTTAAATTATTATGACGACAAATTTTCGCAGTATTTAAAGACAGCTAACTCAACGTTTGAGTTTACGGTTTATAAGCGAGGTATTAAGTCCGACACAGTCAAAGAAAAGGCCTATCTGACACTTACAGAGAGGTCTTTTGTGTCGTTTAAATACAATGGCAAGTCTTATCTGTTTAACGTCATGTCAACAGACGAGACGGACACAGAGATACGTTGTTACTGCGAGAACCTCAATCTTGAGTTGCTCAATGAGTATGCAGGACCTTATAAAGCAGCGACTCAAATGTCGTTTGTCGATTACTGCAATCTTTTTGGAGTCTTAAAAAACGGAGCTATCACAGTCGGGACTAACGAGGTCGCAGACCAAAAACGCACAATCGAATGGACTGGTCAAGATACTAATCTTAAACGCTTGTTATCTATTGCCAATAATTTTGATGCTGAAATTGAATTTGTGACAAATTTAAGAAACGATTCAAGCTTGAAGTCGTTTGTCATGAATGTCTACAAAAAAAATGATGCGACACATCAAGGTGTCGGTCGTAGACGAGATGACATTATTTTGCAATATGGCAAAAATATCGAGAGTGTCAGACGTAAGATTGATAAAACAGGCATTTACAACGCTATAAGACCAAGCGGTAAAACAACAACGACGACAACTACAACGACTGCTAAACAAGGCTCTGTGCAAACAGGGTCTGTTTTGTGGTCGGGCGGTAATTTGACTTATGCAGGTCATGTAATGCAATCATCTGTTGTTAACACCATTTTAAGTTTATGCAGTAAATACAAGCTGTTACCATCTGGTGTCTTTAGCCAACTTTACCTTGAATCGTTTTGGGGAGATACTCCAGTCGGAAGAGCTGACAATAACTGGGGTGGTATTACTTGGACAGGTGCAACAACTAGACCAAGCGGAATAAATGTCTCCAAAGGGCAGCCTCGTGCTGAAGGTGGTTATTACAACCACTACGCAAGTGTTGATGACTACTTAAAAGATTATACTTACCTCTTGGCTGAGCAAGGTATTTATGCCGTAAAAGGTAAGCTAACCATTGACGAGTATACAAAAGGCCTATTTAGAGTCGGTGGTGCAACATATGACTATGCAGCCGCTGGTTATGCTCATTATGCACCTCTCATGCGAGACATCCGAGCAGGTGTTAACCGTAATAATAATGGCGCTATGGATAACGTCGATAACCAATTTAAAAATGGTGGTTCGACTAGTCAAAACACTACTCAGATAGCTTCTAAAACAAAAGCAGTGCTTGCGGAAGCGAACAGACTGAAAGGTCAACGAGTAGGCTCTGGTCAATGTTATGCGTTAGCTGCTTGGTACGCTATGAAGTTAGATGGTCCAGGCCTAAACGGTGGTGTAACTAGTTTTAGAGGACTTATTGGTGCTGGCGCTGCCGCTGCTCAGATTGGTACGGATTACAACTGGGGTCAATTTGGTTGGAAAGTTGTACAACCAAATAAAGTCGCGGACTTAATCACAGGCTCGATTGTTAACATCAGAGCAAACGCTGGCAGTCCTGTTTTTACAGGTGGTTGGGGGCATACTGTTGTCGTTAAATCTCTATCTGGAGACACGCTCACAGTATTAGAGCAAAACTATAACAACGTGCAAACTGTCCAAGAGCATACATATAGCGCTAGCGCTTATTTATCAGTTGTACAGACAGTCTGTTATCCGCCAGAAATCGTTCAAGGAAAACGTGTCGAAGGTACTGCACAAGCAGAACAACCGCAATCTGAAACAACCACGGCATCTGAAGAAAAAGAGGTCTTAATTAATCCATCGCTTTATCGTGAGTGGAAAAACGAAGTAGGACAAGTCGAGTTTTACGTTAAAAACAGTATGCTCTACGCCCCTCTATCTAAATCTCTTTATCCGTCAGCGTTTACTGGCATCGAGACAGACGACAACTGGATACGAAAAGATTTAGATGTTGACACAGAGAGCGAGGAAAAGCTCATCTCTGTTGCTCTCGCAGACCTGAGAAAACATTGTTATCCAGCGGTAACCTATGAAGTATCTGGGTTTATTGGTGATTTAGATATTGGTGACACCATCAAAATCAATGACCCAGAATACACCCCAAGCTTAATTTTAGAAGCAAGGGTTAGCGAGCAACACATTTCGTTTACAGAGCCTAATCAAAATAAGACAGTATTTGATAATTACAGAGCTTTAGAGAGCAAAGTCTCACAAGGTTTAATTGACCGCATGAACGAATTAGCAGAAGCTGCTAAACCTTACGACTTGCGGTTAATGACAGACAATGGAAATGTGTTTTTAAACGGCGAAGGCCGCACGATTTTAACTGCTGAACTTTGGAAAGGTAACAAAAAGTTTGATGCAAGTTATCAATTTAAACGAGATGGTCAATTAATAGGCGCTGGATTGCAATTGGCAGTTGACGCTAAGGATGTACCGTCTGATAAACCTCTAATCATTACTGTTGAGGCTTATTTAAACAATGAGTTGATTGCAAGTAAACAGATTACGTTTACTAATTCGCTTGGCGAACAAGGACTAGCTGGACGTGGGATTGTCTCTACAGAGGATTATTACTTAGCGTCACCAAATCGTACAGGTGTTACATCTGCGACATCTGGTTGGACTAAGACGCCTCAAGAAATTACTGAGACCAATAAATATCATTGGTATTATCACATTGACGTTTATTCCGACGGTACTCGAAAAGAGACGACACCAGCAATTATAGGTGTCTATGGCGATAAAGGTTCAGATGGTAAGCAAGGAGAAAAAGGGGACGATGGTCCAATAGGACCACAAGGGCCAGCTGGCGCTTTGGATGAAAAACAACTGAAAGATATCAATAATAAAATTGATGGCAAAGCAGACCAAGGTTTAACGATTGAGCAAATCAATAAACTTGCTGAATTGCAGGCTATTGCCAACGCTGAATTACAAGCCAAAGCAAGTGTCGATGCATTGGCCAGCTTACAAAAACAAATACAGTCTGCACTAGCAGCAATGAATGCTAGCCAAAAATTATCAGAGCAAGACCTTATCACCGCTAGTCAACGAGCCATCAAAGCTTCTAATGACATTTTAGACTTAAAAGAGCAATGGAATTTTATTGACAATTATATGTCAGCGTCTGAAGAGGGACTTATTATCGGATCTAAAGATGGTACAAGTTCCGTACGTGTTGCTAAAGACCGTATTGCCTTTTACTCAGCTGGTGCAGAAGTTGCTTCAATTACTGGTGGTATGCTCAAGATTGATAATGGTATGTTTGTAGCTACTTTGCAAGTAGGACATTTTCGTGAGGAAATGTATAAAGTTAATGGTATTGATAAACATATCAACGTTATTAAATATTATGACACGATTGTGGGGTGATTGATTGGCAGAATTTTATAGTAATAAAGATAGCAAAGGTTACTACTTGCGAGTAGTCGCAACAGAGGAGCCTATCACACAATCAGATATTACCTCTAATAGCAGTCGTGTCAGGTTGCAGATTTACCTACACAACACGCTTACAACGTTTACTCAGTACACGTTAAGCATGAGCGTTACCGTCCATGAAGAATCATGGCAGTGGAACGACAGACCATCAATGCTATCTAACAACAGTAGCATCTTACTTAACGATAAGACTGTTACTGTTAAACATGATGTTGACGGTAGTCGCTCAGCAGGTATTTTGGTTAGGTTTAATGGTAGTGGTGGTTACAGTCCAGATTCTTTGCTCATCAATTGGGCCTCGTTTAAATTAACCAATTTATCTCGTTCCAGTGGCGTTACAGTTTCTAACGCTGTTATCGGTAGCAGCGCAACAATAACAATCGACAGGCAATCAACGTCTTATAAGCATACGCTTAGATATTCATGGGCTGGCAAGTCAGGAACTATCGCAACAAATGTCGATACAAGTTATAACTGGCTAATACCTTTAGATTTTGCCAATGACATTCCTGATAGCGTTAGCGGAAACGGAACAATTTACGTAGATACTTATAATGGTTCTACCCTAACAGGTACACAACCAGTTACATTTACTGCAACAGTGCCAGATAGCATAAAGCCAACGCTTAACAGTATATCTCTATCAGATGCTAACACAGTCGCAAATAACGTTGTGTCAAGCCCTGACTATTATGTTCAGATTTATTCTAATATTAAGGTTAATTTTGGCTTTGCAAGTGGTGCTTACGGATCGACAGTCAAAGGTTATTACGCTGAGATTGTCGGGAAAGGTCAGTCTACTGACCAAAACGGTGGTACGCTAGGCAGTATGCTTTATGATGGCCAAATTACTATCAGAGCAAAAGTTATTGATAGTCGAGGACGTGAATCACAAACAGTTGATAAAACAGTCACGGTGCTTAAATACTCACCGCCAGCGCTATCGTTTGATGTCGCAAGGTCTGGTTATGGGTCTGACACGCTAACGGTTACAAGACGAGCGTCTATCGCTCCGTTAAGCGTTTTTGGGACACAGAAAAACACCATGACACTTAGTTTTAGTGTTGCCGAATTAGGTTCAAGTTATTTTTCTTCTAATAACGGCTCTGCTAGCGGAACTTGGGCTAATATATCTAGCTTGACAAACTCTGCCGCTAATCTTTATGGCACATTCTCGCCAACGAAATCATATACTGTCAAAGGTGTCTTGTCTGACAAATTTAGTCGCACAGAGTTTACATTTGACGTCGGAACAGAGTCGGTTGTGATGTCAATTGCTAAAAATGGCATCGGATTCCAAAAAGTTTGGGAAAAGGGTGCTATTGATGCTAAAGGAGATGCTTACATTAGCGGCAAGTTGTATGTCAATAATACAGAGGTTAAGCCGTCATTTGACAAGACAGAGATTTTAAACATGGTTTATCCTGTCGGCTCTGTTTATATGAGCACATCATCCGCCAATCCATCAACATTTATCGGTGGAACATGGCAAAGATATGCTCAAGGTAGGACCATTGTCGGAGTTTCCGAAAGTGAAGCAGAATTTAGCTATGTTGGGAAAACAGGCGGTGAGAAGTCGCACCGTTTGACTAACCAAGAAATGCCTAGCCATTCCCATGGTTTTAATGGGAATAAAATGGTCGGAAACGGTTTTGGTGACGCTCCTGCAAATGTTACAGCATCTGGCGGCTGGTTCCAGTTGCACTCAAAAACTGGCTCTGAGGGTGGAGATCAACCACATAATAACTTGCAACCTTACATCACAACTTACATCTGGCTGAGAACAGCCTAGAGGGAGATTTATGTTAGTTATCACATCAAATTATCCAGAGCAGATGCCTGACGGTTCTGTTTCTGGTGCTAAGGTGATGCTAGACGGGATTGACGACCATGCAGGTTGGCATATCCCGCTATCATTGCCAAAAGAGTATTTAAAAAAACCTCAAAGCGAGGTTATGGCCCTATGTGAAAAGATGATTTATCAGCAGTTGCAACCACAAAAAGCATTAAACGAAAAGTTTGCGAAGCTAGACACAGATGTCGAAAAAGTGGAAAACATGCTTAAATTTGCGACTGGCATTTTAAATTTACTTATCGCAACGCAAGAAAAAGAGGAAACAACAGATGTTGAAACTGTTGAAAAAGTGGATTAAAAGGAGACGTATCATGATGATTAATTATTTTGCAATGCAAATTGAGTTTGGTTGGATTACTTTGGAAGATGTCCCTAAAAAATATCGTGAAAAAGTAAAACAGCTTGTTGAATCAGGCAATATTGGAGCAGAATAGCGAGGGTCTTATATGACGATAGATGTTACGCTGTTTGCGCAGTGGTGCGTAGCACTTACTGCAATAATAGTATTTTTAAAATGGGTGTCTGCACCTGTCAAACACGTTTTAGACAATAATAAAAAGGCTATGGAAGCCTTGGAAAGTGCTATCGTCAAAATATCTGACGACTTAAAAGACAACAATTTTAAATGGACAGAATCCAAAAACCATCGTGACAGACTACAAAAGGTCCAAGATCAACACGAAATCAGAATCGGAAACGTAGAAGATAGACTTATTAGTCATGACGAGCAGCTAAAAACGCTCTGGAAAGTAAAAGAGGAGAAAAAATAATGGAAGAATTACTACAATTTATCACTGGTTCATCACTATCAATTTTGACTATTTTAGCAGGTATTGCGGTTAAAGTTGTTAAAGATTACCTGCTTAAAAAAGGTGGCGAAAAAGCCGTTAAAATCGCTGAAATTGTGGCTCAAAATGCAGTAGAAGCTATTGAGCAGATTGCTTATGATAAAGATATTAAAGGCATTGAAAAGCTGACAGAAGCTAAAGTTGCTGTTCGTGACGAACTGTCTAAACACAATGTCTATTTGTCAGACAAACAAATGGAAGTCTTTATCGAAGCAGCTGTTAAACGCATGAATGACAATTGGAAAGGTCAATAATATGGCAACAGTTAGCGAAGTAATCAGCTATTGGTGTGGATTAGCTGATACAGGTCAAGGTTATGATGCCGACCTTGCGTGGGGCTGGCAATGTGCTGATGTGACTAATGGGACAACTACTAACTTTTTTGGAGTGACGCTTTGGGGAAATGCAATTGACTTACTAGACAGTGCAAAGGCGCAAGGGTTAGAGGTTATCTATGACGCCCCTGGAATAAATCCAAAAGCTGGTGACTTGTTTGTGATGTTTACTTACGGCCATCCTTATGGTCATACAGGACTGGTCATTTCTGATAGCGACGGGTACACTATCCAGACGATTGAGCAAAATGTAGATGGATACTCAGATAACAATGGAGACGGCATTAACGATCAGTTCCAAGTAGGCGGACCAGCACGCTATGTCACGCGTGCCTTTTCAGACGGAGACGGTTATATTGTCGGTTGGATTAGGCCACCTTATAGCAACGTGTCATCTGAACAGCAATCACAACCTCAAGCACCATCAGGATTCCGGAAATTAAAAGACGAGGTTGGAACATTTGAGGTTATGGTCCCAGCGCTAAACGTTCGCCGTGAACCAAGCTTGAATGGCGAGATTGTAGCTTGTTACCAATACGGCATGACAGGGAGTTATGACTCTGTCTATGTCGGTGACGGGTATATCTGGGTATCTTATGTTGGTGCTTCTGGAATGAGAAATTATATGGCTGTTGGAGACGCTGATGGCGATTATAATGTCAATCCATATTGTAAATTTTATTAAAAGGGGGTTATATGGGATATAACTCAACCAACCTTAAACAGGTTGACGGTGGCGATGTTATCAAACAAGGTGATACATCGTCACTTTTTAGTTTTAATTTGTTGGACGAAAATAACAACATTATTGATTTAAATGGCAAACAAGCGACTATTTACTTTACACGTAATCGCAAAACCTATCTAACCAAAACAACTGATGTTATTGACAACAAAGTTGATTTTACGATTAATAAGATTTTGGAGATTGGGACATACTATATCGAAGTGCACTGCGATGGCTATGTCTTTCCGTCTGACGATAGCGTAACGCTTGATGTTAGACGTTCTGGGCAAAAATATGTCGTTAGCACTGATTTAATCACAGACACAACTATTCAAAAACTATCAGCTGATATTGAGTATTTAAAATCAAAAGTGACTCAAAATCAGCATCTATTTGAGCAAGTGTCACCACAAACAGAATGGACCATTACACATAATTTGATTAAGTATCCATCTGTGACAATTGTTGATAGCGCAGGCAATGAGGTTTTTGGAAGTGTCGAATACATTAGCACAACAAAAATCATCGTTAGATTCTCAGCGCCATTTGCTGGCAAAGCCATTTTAAATTAAAGGAGATTACATGAGTACATTTTTAACAAATATCAACCTTAATAAAAACGAGTTGCAAAATGCAGTCGTGCAAAATTTAGGGTCAGAACCTCAAGAACCTAAATCTGGTCAATTTTATTACGACAGTGTCGCTAATAAGCTTAAAATCTATAATGGGTTATCTTGGGTTGTTTTAGACCAACAAACAGCAGAGAGCATTGTCAATCTCATTAACGCTGGTGGCTCTAAAATTGATAAATCAAAAGTAGACGGACTTGAAGAAGCAATCAATCAAGCATCAATGACAGGACAAGCTATTGCCACGGCTTTAAATGGCAATACAGGTGGCATTACTGTTAATCAAGACAAAATTACAGGGCTTACAGATAAACTAGCCGAAATTGCGACTAACAAAGCATCAGCGACACAAGAGTCACAAGACGCTCTTAGACAAGCCAAAGAATTTGTGACTCAACAAATTGCAGCACTTGTCAATAGCGCATCTGAAGAGTACAACACGTTTAAAGAGCTAGAAGATTTTATTAAAAAAAATGCGAAAGGTCTCGCAGCAATCTCAAATGTAGCCAAAAAATTTAGTAAAACGTTTGGCGATGCACAAGCTAAAGAATTTACAATCACACACAATCTAAACACTCGAGATGTCAACGTTACTATCCGTGAGACAAGTTCTCCTTATGCAATCGTGTACGCAGATATTAAAGTCACAGACGAAAATAGCATCTTAATCGCAACAGGTGCAGAAGTACCAACGCAAAATCAGTATACTGTGACAATTATTGGATAGGAGGCCGCTATGAGATATATTGGCAAATCACAACTCGCAAAAGACCTTGTGACAAAAGATTATGTTGATAATAAGATGGTTAACCTCGTGAGTAAAAATGATATTACTAACTTAGGAAAAATCAAGGATGCTCAAACAGGTACATTTTTAGAAGTCAGAATAGTCCCAAACGGTCAAGTCCCTTATGATACGACTGGCATGATTGTATTCGAGCGCTCTGGAGGTAAGTAATGGCAGTGCAAGAGATACCAGACACGTATTTTTACCGCTTAGACGGTCAAAGCATTAATGGTACTTTATTACAAAAAGCCAGTTTGGTTGTCGACCAATTTTATATTAAGATAGATGATTACTATAGCTTTTACATAGATCAAGACGTCGATATCTATAAAATCATATCTAGCACGCAGGCTGATGTGTATAAAGCTAATAAGTATAACTATCAGTCATTATTAAAACCAGATACTAGCGTACCAGAGCCTCCTCCGCCCAAAAGCAAGTCTTTGTATCAATCAATCACGATTGATGGACTGCCAATAGCTCGCGTTATTTGTAATAATCAGGTCATTTGGTCTCAATCGGTAGAGCTAGAGCCTCAGGAGGTCTACAACATTACAGCGTATGTAGACGCTAACGTATCTAAATTAAACGATTATGCTGTCATTGATTACAATCGGGATTTTGCGACTTACGGGGTTGTCTGGCATCGAGTTGATAAAGTCGCTGTTGAGGTTGACGGCAAAATCGTTGCTAAGCTACAAGCTCCTGTCTATGATTTTGGTGTTAGAGGTGGCGCAAGGCTGTCTATCGAGACGTGGGATTACTCGTCAAATACAATAGACAAATACAAAAATCCAACATTTAAAATTTTGCAACATTAGGAGGTAAAGCTCCTTTAGATAGGACAAATGCCCTCGCTTTTGCGGGGGCTGTTTTTTGTATATAAAAAATGCGCCCGAATCGAGCGCCACCTTGAAAAGGTTGAATACGAATTGTCTTATTTTGACTTAATCAAACATAATGCTGATTCCAAAACCATAATACAATAATTAAATTATATAGCTAATTGATTTTTTTGTCAATTATGCTTCTTCAACCCGTAAATATCGACGTCCCCAAGCGCGTCTGTGAGTATTATCGATAGCAGTTAGATCACGCATGTTGAATTTCCATTTAGAACTAAAACTATATTCTTCTCTTGCTTTTTTAAAAGCTTCTCTGCGATTTTTAGCTTCGACTTTGTAGATGATGTTATCTACTAACTCGCTTGAATGTTCTTTTAAATTTGCTGACTCTGATACAATAATGTTAAATGTTTTCATGGTTGATTTTCTCCTGGCTTTATTTTATATACTCATTATATCTAATTTTAGATATAATGTCAAGCGTTTTTCTTATTTTTTGAATTTCTTCGGAAAAATTTGTTAGTTTGCTTGCTATTTCGAGCGATAAATTTTCTATTTTGATCGCTTTTGGATGTGATGGTTCTTTTATGCCTTTTAGTAAATATGATAATTTTGACTGTGTTATCCCAGTACCTTTTGCAATTGAGTATTGACTTGCATTTTCCAACAACCATTCTATTTTTTTACTGTCTGCTTTCATATCATTTCCCCCAAAAATCTTTCTCTGCATTTCTTCTGACGTGTTCAGCGTCAGATAATTTTTCGAATTGGCCAAGATAAACTGTTTTTTTATCGACATTAATAAAGGCTTGATATTTGCCTTTTTGTTTATTGTAATATACACCTCTAACGCCAGTGGTACTTTTAGCTGTTGGCTTTGTCGATTTTAGAGATTCTAAATCTGTGATAGATTTCATGTATTCTTTCGTTGCTCCAGTTTTCAAGCAGCCACATGATTTTGTTTTCTCAATTTCATTAGAATTTAAAGTCGTTGTATTTCCGCAATGTTTGCATTCGCAAAGCCATTTGACACGCTGATTTTTGCTTTCTTTTCTGATGATAACCTTAAAATTATCATTTTCGTACCCAGTTAAATCTTTATATCTCTGTCTTTTGAGTTCGTCATTTAAACAACCACAAGATTTAATTTTCCCGTTTTTGAGGTGGTCACCACGAACAAATGTTGCTCTTCCACAGTCACACAAGCAGTGCCACAAAATACTTTCTTTCGGTGTTCGCTTGCCAATATCCCCTAAAACGGTCAGTCTCCCAAAACGTTGATTTGTTAAATCTTTTTTTGCCATTATGCCAAACCTAATTTCACATAAAGTTCCACAGCTTTGATAGCTTGTGCCCAGACGTTGGAAGTCCACATTTCTTTTTGCATGTCAACAACGTAAAATACTTTATTTGTTGCGTCAATGTTTTGTAAATCATTGACATTTAATTTACGACAAGCCCAGTCCCAAGCTTTTGCTTCTTCAGATTTTGAAGCTTCTGCTGCTTCTTTTGCTTTGCGTTCAACATATTCTTTTTCTTCTGCCCACGCTTCTTTTAGGCAATTTGAAAATGTTTTATTTTCTGCTGATACAAATTTAAAATTTTCAACATCCCATTCGTAGCTGTTAAACATTGCCCAAGCGTTTTTCATAATTTCTGATTTGTTATATTTAGTCATTTTCTTGTCCTTTTTTTGTTTTAGCTTTATGACTATATTATATCTAATTTTAGATATAATGTCAATAGATTATACAAAAAATTTTGTAGTTTTTTAAAAACATCAAATAAAAAAGCAGCAATATTAGCTGCTCAAATATTAATCGACTCTATCAATTTTAGGCGCTGTGTGTAGTCTAAGTCTCTAACAATTTTTGCTAAATCAAGACATCCGTCAATCTCTGTATCGGCAATAGCGTCATGTAAATATCTGATTTTGTTGCGATCCATAAAAGTACCGAGGACAGCTTCACCTAAAATCATTTGCTGTTGTGGTGTCAACTCTGGAATCTCTGTTAGCCCCATCAGAACATCATAACGCTCTGCAATATCCATGACACGACCGCTAAACGTACGATTGCGCATGCCGTTGCTGCACTCATCATAAACTTTTTCCAGTGCGCCGTTGATATAAATTGATTTTTTGCGTTGTGCTGTTGTTTTTGTCATTTTATCCTTCCTTTGGTACATATTTTTCAATTAGTTTTAGACGATAATTATAAGCTTCTTCTGGTGTATTGAAGCCTTTCTTGCTGTAATTTTTACCGCCGACAGTTAGATAACTTTGGAATCTTGCCGAACCGTCAGCTAATCTATATTGCAAAACACCTTTATAACCAGTCTTGTTATTTTTTTGTATCCTATCATTAATCAAAAAGGTAGCGATGCCATCAACACGTTTTTTGTTATATCCATCATGTGCATTTTCTGCGATTTCTGTCTCTTTAGCTAGGTTTTGAGCAATTTCTAAGGCCAAGCAGCCGCAGGATTTTGTTGTTCCGTTTTTAATAGCAGTACCCTTGATTTCAACAAATTTCCCACATGAACACTGGCATAACCAGTACGTGTCCTTTTTCGAGTTTGGCACCTCTTTAATAACCGTTAAGCGATTAAATGTTTTCCCTGTTAAATCTAATTTTCTCATGGTTTTTACCAGCAAAGAGGAGCGGCAGCCCCTCTTAATTAAAATTCAAATCCATTTTCTTTAGCAACTGTTACGTAGTCCGCTAGTTCATTGGTTTCTGCATCAATCCCGTTATCGTTTAAAAATTCGATTGCTTGAGCAAGTTCATTCCACCAGTCAAACATCGCTTTATCTTCTGTATACCAAGTTCCGTCTTCTGATTCTTCAAAGTCAAAACCAAACTCTTCAAAGATTGTGATGTTTTCAATATTTTCGATGTCAGTTGTAAAGTATTTCAT